CCCACTGGTCACACCTGCGAATCTACCAACACATCCGAGAAACAAAAGACGGAGCCCACGAACTCAGCCACGGCGACAACGAGGTGAAAATTTGAAAAACAAGGCAAGAGACTTCGGTTTCGACAAGGCAATCGACTTCCCCAAAGGCTCATTCGACTTGAGCCAAAGCCGACAGGGTAGCTACGACTTCGGGGCCCTATACCCCGTATACACCACCGAGCTCCTCCCCGGAGACCACGTCAGGATCGACAACACCCTCAACCTAGCATTCACCGAAACGATCTCCGCCATCAGGCACGAAGTAAACGCGGTGATCGACTGGTATTTTGTGCCCTACGGCTGCATACCCCAGCTAACCCAGGCTGAGGCAGTCATGGTCAACAGCATGACCAACGACGAAAAACTCGGCTACTACGACCCAAGATACGGATTCCGGAACGCATACTGGCAAAAACTGATCACCGGCGGGTACGACGGACAAAACGTCGACACCACAGCGCAAATCCTGCCACAAGCAGGAGACCTTAACCCCGGATCGCTCTGGGACCACTTCGGCCTACCAATGACGATCGACGCGGCCGACTACGGCGTAAACGGAGTAGCATACGCCCTGTACAGCGCGTACAACCTGATCTGGAATTGGAATTATCGAGACGAAAACTGGCAAGCCGCCCAAAACCCCACCGGCGCAAGCCTCACCGTCGCTGGCGACCCGTCCATGTCCATCGAGGCCCAGACCCGAAACCTCCTCTACGCCGACTGGGAGAAAGATTATTTCACCACGGCCCTCAAAAGCCAACAGAGGGGAGCCGCCCAGGCGGTAAGCGTAAGCGGCGTGGCCAACGCAGTATACACCGCCGCTGTCCTCGGCACCGGACTACTGGACTCCTCAAGCCTCACCTGGCCCGCAGCCGTGGGAGGCAGCGCCACAAACCTCACCTACGAGAACACAACCCAACAACCATCAAACACCGGCAGCACAAAACAAGCGCTGGAGAAGGGCACGGTCACAAACAGGAATTCGGTAACCACAATCCCGGCCGCAAACCTCAACGCAAACACCCTCAACATCACCGGCATCGGCGTTGACATCGCAAAACTCAGACTCAGCGTAGCAACCCAGCGCGTACTCGAAAGAAACTCGAGAGCCGGAGCGCGCGAATCCGAATTCTACCGCGCCCACTACGGCACCGGACCAACCGACAACCGAGGAGACCAGCCACAGTTCATCGGCCGCTACAAGCAGCCGATCACGTTTGCGGATGTGACCAACGTAGCGGTCAACGGCACACCCGCCGCCGGAACAGACCCCACAATCGCAACCCAAACCATGGGCCACCGCCAATCCAGGGGGGACGCAAGCGGACAGGGCCACGTCGGAGAATTCCAATGCAAGGAATTTGGGATCCTGATGGCACTGATGACCATCAGGCCGCGCCCCATGTACTACCAAAAAACCGAAAAATATTGGTTTTCCGGACGAGGCAGATACGACTTCCCGCTGCCCGAATTCGCCAACCTAAGCGAACAGGCCGTGCTCTGCAGAGAGCTCGCGCCTGCGACCGTGGCCTCGGCCGCCGCGGGAACCGTATTCGGCTATCAGGGGCGCTACGACGAATACCGGCAGAAGGTAAACGACGCGGTCGGATTACTCCGGCCGACGGGAGCAACCGGAGCTACCCCCAACCTCCGAAGCTGGAATTTCGGCCGACAGTTCACGGGAATTCCGGCCCAAGGAAACGCCTTCCTCAAGGTTGACCCGAGCGTGATCAAGCCGGCCAACTTCGTCTACACCAACGCCACAATTCCGATGATGATCGGCACCGTCGGAAACATCGTAGAGGTCAGCGGCCGACCGCTGCCCCAAATCGCACAGCCAGGCCTCATGGACCATATCTAGGAGAAAACATGCCAACCGCAAAAGAAATCGACGAAATCAACAAAGAGCAAATACTGAGAAACCCATCGATAGACTTCACCGCCGTACCGAACTTGGCCACACAAACCGGAGCCAAAACAATCCCACAGCTGATCAGCGAGTTTGAACGCGCCGGAAGAGCGATCATGGTATCCGAAGCAGACGCCAACTTTCCGGAAACCCCAGGAATGAGACTCTACCCAGATCCGATTGAAGCAATCCTGCTGGAAAGGGAGGTCGACGCCGAGCTGCTCATTGCCCGCCGACGCCTGGCTGAAGACCAGCGCCAGGCAGAAACCAACGCGAAGGCCCAGGCAGAGAAAAACCAGCAGCAGCTGGAAAGAATACAGGCGACCGTGGAAGCCGCCAAAAAGGAGACCCCACAAGGGAGTGTCACCTAGTCTCTTGTTATCGAGAGAACAAGAGACAGGCACCTAAACGGCGCCAAACGCAAAGCTCAACCAAAAACCCCCCGGTTCTGAACCGGGGGGTTTTTTCATCAAAAAATAAAAACATACTGATTGACAAGTGCACAAATAAGTGCTATAATAAAGGTAAGAATAAAGGAGAACACAAATGTACTACCTGACAAGCCTAAACGAACTGTACTATACCAGGAAGGTAAGAAAACTACCGATGGTAACGGTCTACAACAGACACAAAAACGCATGGGCGAAAGTAGGAGTGTACACACAAAAAGCAATAAACAGCGCAATAGAAGAGGGAACACTGATCGAAATAAGCAGAAGGCAAGCAAACAACCTACTGACAATAGAACAAAGGATCTACACAGATAAATAGCAAACAAACGTTAAGTAAACAAACGTTAAGATAAATAAAACAGAAAACACAAAAAGTGAACAAAGAAAAACAGAAAATAAGTAGACGCAAAAAACAAAGAGCGCATACTACACAATGACCGACGAAAAGGTACGCCCTACCGTGACCCCTACGGGTCACAGCTCAGGGCCTGCGGCCCAATCGCCAAAGGACAAACATGCTAGAAAGCATAATCAGCGCAGGAATAAGCGCAGCCGGAAGCGTAGGTCAAGGACTAATCAACGCCGAAAGCCAAAGACGAACAAACGCGATGCAAATAGACCTCGCAAACACAGCGGTACAAAGACGGCAGCGCGACCTAAGGGCAGCAGGAATCAACCCACTCCTAGCCGGAAGCCAAGGAGGAGCGCAAACACCGACCCTACAAGCGCCACAAATGACAGGAATCGAACGAGCTGCAGGAGAGCTGACCCCGAACGCGATACAGGGCAGAGCAAACCACATGCAGCAACAACAGATGAACCTACAACAAACAGCAGCAGAAACAGAAAGAATCAAAGCCGAAAAAGACAAGGCAGTAGCAGACGCGCTGCTCGCCAAAACCAACACCGAATGGGTGGCACCAAAAACACAGGCAGAAATGAAGCTCTGGGGACACCAAGGCGAAAACCTCCAAGCAACCACCGCCAAACAAAAAGCAGAAACAAGCACCATCGAAGCGATGAGAGATCCAAATGTGAAACACACTCTCCAACAAATCGCACAATCAGTCGCACAAACAAGCCTAACCGGACAACAAGAAAAAACCGAGGCACAACACACAACGACACAAACGGAAGTCGCAAGAAACGCGAGAGAACACTACAAAGCACAAGCGGCCCAGGCAGTCACAATCGCAAACGAACTAGCATACAAACTAAAAAACCTGCTACCGACCGAGACACAACAAAAAATAGACATAGCAGACCTACAAATCGCAATCCTGAAAAACGACAAAACCAAAGGAATAATCGAAAACATCCTACGCAACCAATACGGCCACATGACCGAATATCTGAAGAACTTCAAAAGCATCACAAGCACGGGCGCTGCCCTGGGAGCGCCAAAAGGCGACGTCATCAAACTACACTGACAAAGGAGGAAACCATGGCAAAGAAAGGCGGAAAATACACCGGCGGAACAAGCCGAGGCGGAACCAGGCGATGAAATGCCCCCAGCCCTATGTGGTACGCCACTCCGAATTCCAGCAATCCGAGTACCCGTGCGGCCGCTGCCTCGCATGCCGACAGCTACGCGCGCGCGACTGGGCCCAACGAATCAAATTCGAAATGGAAAAACCAAACACGGCTGGGGACTTCGTCACCTTCACCTACAACGACGAAAACAACAAAACCAACTACCTCGACAAAACCGACCTCCAAAAGCTCATGAAGCGAATCAGAAAACACCACAAAATCAAATACTACGCGTGCGGAGAATACGGCGAGCAGTTCGGCAGACGACACTACCATGCACTAATAATGCATGACGAAAAACCAATCCGGTACGAAGCCTACTGGAAAAAAGGAGAGATCCACACCGGCGCGCTAACTGACGCCTCAATCAGCTACTGCACGGGATACATGCTCAAAGCAAACCCCGTACCGGCAAAAACGCCGAGAGCTGCACGACCGTTCCACGCCTGGTCCCGAGGAATCGGAGACGACTGGATGAAGGGAAAAACCTACCTAGAGATGGCCAGAGAGGGCAACATCCCCAGAAGATGGAGAGCCCTCGCAGACCCGGAACAGATACCGCCGGAAGTCTACAAAAACCCGAAAGACTCAATCAAAGGATGGCAAAAATATGGACGACGAAAAGAGCAGCGCTGGTTCGCAGACCGCGCAGCCGACTGACCTCTACCTGGACTGGTATGCCATGCAGTTCTACTGCAAAGCCCGAGGCACCAACGAGATCGTACAAAGGAGCTTCCCATTCTGGGCACCCTCGATAGAATTCGCAATTGACCATGCCAAAAAGAGTAACAAACTCAGCAAGGAAGAAAGAACCCACTGGTCACACCTGCGAATCTACCAACACATCCGAGAAACAAAAGACGGAGCCCACGAACTCAGCCACGGCGACAACGAGGTGAAAATTTGAAAAACAAGGCAAGAGACTTCGGTTTC